ATTTTGTCGTTGATATAAGTGAGTTCAGCCAGTGACAACTGAGTACGTTTTCGGCCACAACGTTGCTTATTGCGCATATAGTGATCTTGATAATCAGCAATTGAGGCACCGGTTTCCAGGTAACGATAAACGCGATAAACGGTTTCGGCGCTACGGTTGATCATTTGGGCCACTCGGTACGCTTTAAGCTTTTGCACGAAAGAATGGGCGATGATTGTCAGCTCGTTTGTGGTAAGATGGGTGTAAGTCATTTGTGGTTTCCTTTCTTTTGTTTAGGGGTATTCAAAAGTCTACCACAAATGGCTTTTCTATTTTTCTAACTTAATTTTACAAACGGCGACTGACAAAAAGAAGTCATGGGAAGAAGAAATTACTTACCGAAAAAATAAACTTACTTGGATCAAGAAATATATTACTGAAGTTCTTGATGATGCAGGTATTAAGAAAATAACTACTGAAAATCACTTACTTAGTGCCCGGAACTTTAAGGCCTCAACCATTATTGATAGTGATAAGAAGCTTCCGGATAAGTTCAAAATTACTGAGACGACTACTAAGCCAGATAAGCAGGCCATTTACCAAGCACTCAAAGCTGGAGAAGAAGTACCAGGAGCACATTTAAAAGCTAACCGTAACACGGTGATTAAATAATGTTTGAACTCCGTGATTATCAGCAAGAAACGATTGATAACATCATGAATTCTATAAGTGCTGGTCACCGTTCTATCATGGTTCAACAACCGCCACGAACGGGGAAGACAGTTATCATGGCCGAGATTGCTAGACGAGCAACGGCAAAGGGTAACCGTATCTTGTTCGTGGTTCATCGGCAAGAAATTGTCCAGCAGGTTATCAAAACGTTCAAAGCTAATGATGTAAATATGGATTTAGCTAAAATCGGTATGGTTCAAACGATTACTCGACACGTTAATAATCTAGACCCACCGGCGATAATCTTTGTTGATGAGGCCCATCATGTTCTGGCTAAATCATATCGAAGAATCCTTGATGCTTTTCCAAAGGCCTATAAGTTATTGTTTACTGCCACACCATATCGGTTAGGTGGTCAAGGCTTTACTGATGTTGCTGATGATTTAATCATTGGGAAATCAGTCCCCTGGTTAATTGACCATCACTTTTTAGCTCCAGTTGATTATTACGCTCCTTCTTATATTGATACTGCCAAGTTAAAAGTAAAACGAACTGGTGAATATGACACTGATTCAATTAAAGAAGCAATGAAGCCTAAAATCTACGGGAATGCGGTTAAGCACTATTTGAAACTTGCTAAGGGAATGCAAGCAATTGCCTATACCTATAACGTTGATAGTGCAATTAAGTTAGCTAATGCATTTAATGGCTATGGGATAACTGCAAGGGCCGTCTCCGGAAAAACACCCAAAGAAGAACGGAATAAAATCATTGAGGAATATCGGCAAGGGAAAATCCAAATTGTAACTAATGCAGAATTATTTACTGAAGGACTTGATTTACCTAACGTTGATTGCGTCATTATGTTACGGCCAACCCAATCATTATCGTTGTATCTACAATTTGCAATGCGTTCCATGAATCCACGGAAAGGTAAAACTGCAATAATTATTGATCACGTGAGGAATGTTGAACGATTCGGATTGCCTACTGATGAACGGCAATGGACATTGGAAGGTAACGGTAAAAATAAGCAACAATCAGGATCAACAATTAAACCTGTATCAGTATGTCCGACATGTTTTGCTTCGTTTTATCGAACAGGCGATATTTGTCCTTATTGCGGGGCGGCATTAGGAGAAGAAAAAGAAATTGAAGTCATTGATGATGTTCAACTTAAAAAAGTTACCAAGTCACGACTAGCAATTATTAAACAAATTCAATCGTCAGCAGTCATGAATAATGTTGCTGGCAAGCGTCCAAACGAATTGAAAAATCTGAAAGAAATACAAGCCTATGCCAAATTAAAAGGGTATAAACCAGGTTGGGCTTATCACTACGCTAAACAGCGTGGATTTATTAAGAAGTGAGGTTGATATTATGAGTATTTTGCCACCAAATAAACCACAGAAAGCACGGCGAGTACCACGGAATTATTTCATCTACGGAGACACGATGTCTGGAAAATCATATCTAGCAGAACGATTTCCAAGTCCATTATTCCTTAACACCGATGGTAATAGTGAGATGAACACCGCACCAAGTATTCAATTAAAAAATGTCCGAAAGAGTGATGGGAGCTTAAAAGAGTCTGTGATTGATCAACTAGACAAGATTATTCTTGCTCTTGGTACTGAAAATCATGGTTACAAAACAGTAGTTATTGATGTGATTGATGATGTAGTAACACTAATTGAACAGGCCATCTGTTATGACAATGGAGTAGAAACGCTGGGGGATGTTCCTTACGGTAAGGGATATGCACAATTTAATACCGTCTTTCAAGCATTTGTCACTGAGCTAAAAGCCTTACCACTGAATGCGGTTTACATTAGCCGGTTAATGATGCTAACTGATGAATCTTCTGGCCACACCGAAGACCGACCATCACTAAAACAGAAATATTACAACGTGGTTAACGGAAATTGTGATTTAGTGATTGAAACTAAGCGCTATGGTGACCGTTATATCCGGATGGTTAAAGATCGACGAATTCATTATGTCAAAGATGATATTACTGATCCGGCAATCTTACGGGTACTTGAACATGTTAACGGTGTCTTTGATAAGCCAAAGCAGACTACTACAAAAGAACAGAATGAAATTGTTAACAAAATTAAAAAACAAAATGTAAAGGAAGGTTAATGAATTATGAGTTTACGAGATGCAATGAATAAAGCTACTGAAGGTTTTGATCCAAAGAATGATTCAGTTAATAAATTTAAGGGACTGGAAAGTGGTAAATATACCGTTGTAGTTGCAAAAGTAGAAAACCATGAAACTCCTTGGAATGCTGAACAGCTTAACTTTGAGTTAGAAGTTGTCGATGGAGAATCTGCCGGTCAAAAGGAATTCTTACAAATTGGATTAGATGAATTAACTTCTAAGGGTAATCCCAATCCAATGCTAGAAACTAATTTACGATTGGTTTCTAAGTTAGCAGCAATTCTAGGTGTTGAAATTCCCGATGAAGTTTGGGATGACGATACTTTAATCTACGAGAACTTGGCTAAAGCATTTGCACCGGCAGTAGGAAAGACCATGATTATGGATTTGAAGGTTCGACCAAACAAGAAGAACCCCCAATATCCATACCGTAATTATGACTTTGATGAAGCGGAACAGCCGGAAACGCCAGAAGTTACAGATGATGAAATGCCCTTTTAAAGGTGGGTTAAGAGCAGCATATGAAAGCATAAGTAGTCCGTCTGTTTCAAATATGATTGAAGATACTCTTTCATATAGTGATATGTATGGATGGTAAGGCAGTGACCTAAACACCGAGCGGGTGGAATGCCCGTTATTTTTACAGGGGGTCAAAATGAAAAATCTAGTTAATTACGCCTTAGCCTATCAAGCAAAGGGTTTAAGCGTCCTCCCAATTGATGGCAAGCGTCCACTAATTAAGTTTGCTGATCGTGATCCACTTACCGCCGAAGAAATAAAGACCATCTGGATAGAACATCCATATGCTCAAATTGCGTTGCGGACTGATAAGTTCTTCGTTGTTGATATAGACCGCAACCATGCTGATAACATTGATGGTTTTGAATCAATTAAGCAATTACCAGCGGAATATTTTCCGGAAACTTTAACCCAAACCACCAAGCATGGTGGCCGACAGTTATTTTATTTGAAACGTTCAGATATGCGAGTTAATCAGTTGATTGGTTATTTACCAGGTGTTGATGTAAAGGCCCACCAAAATAATTATGTTGTGGTTGCGCCATCAGAAGGTTACCAATGGCTGAATAAGAAGCCGATTGTTACGGCTCCTAAGTCGTTAGTAGTGAATATTAACCAAATGCGAGCCAGTAACCGGCGAAGTTCTCCAGATGATTTAGTTTTTAAACCACGTGAACGCAACTCAACTACTGACTTACTTGAGACCATCGCAAATGGATTGGGAGATAAAGGAATAAGAAATAAAAACTTAGCTGGAATGATTGGTGCTTTATTGTTTCGGGGAGTAGAACCAAAGTCTGCTTATCAATTAGCGATGATTTGTAATGAGAATACGCCCGATCCACTACCAGAAGAAGAAGTGAACCGGACATTTCAATCAATGCTAAGACGTGATTTGAGAAACGGGGGTGAAATACGTGGCGGATAATATAATTCGCAAACCAATTGAATTTGAATTAAATACTCAAGGCAATCCTAAAACTAATAGTTTGAAGAATATTGGTTTAATCCTTGATGGCGATCCACTACTGCATGGCACCTTCAAATATAACGAGTTTGCTTATTCAATTGATGTTGTTAAGGACATTCCACAGCTATTTATTGAAAAGGGGCAACTTGATGATAGCTATTCAGCAATTATGCTCCGTTACATTGAGGATGAGTATGGGGTGATGTTTCAAGAAAAATTGTTAAATATGGCAATCACTGTTGAAGCAAAAAGCCACCCATATAATCCGGTTAAAGAGTATATGGAAAAGTGCTATAAGAATTGGGACCACAAAGAACGAATCAAAGACTTCCTACCAGTCTATTTAGGAGTACCCAGTGGTGAAGTAACAACGCTGCAGACAAAATTATTCTTAGTCGGAGCGGTGATGAAAGTCTATAAGCCGGAAAGTAAATTTGATTGGGTGTTTGATTTAGTTGGTGGCCAAGGCGTTGGTAAAACTACTTTGCTTAAAAAGTTATCCCATGGTTGGTACACTGACCAATTTACGGATTTCAAGGATAAAGATAATTTTGCCAATATGCTACGAGCGTTGATTGTTAACGATGATGAAATGACGGCAACCAATAATTCTGATTTTGAAAACTTGAAAAAGTTTATTTCAGCTGAAGAATTAGAGTTTCGGCCACCATATGGACGGCATACAATCCGCCGGCCAAAGAATTTTGTTATGGCCCGGACTACTAACGAATCAACCTATTTGAAAGATAAAACCGGTGAGCGGCGTTTCTTACCTAACATGGCTGATAAGTCCCAAGCAATGGCTAATCCGGTAACTGATCTTGATGATACGATGGTCAATCACATTTGGGGTGAAGCTGTTGGCCTCTACAAAGAAGGCTTTTCTTTCATATTGACGAAGGAGCAGCAGAAGCTCATTGAGGATAATCGGAAGTCATTTATGTATATTGATGAAACTGAAAATCAAATTGAACGAGTTCTCAGTACTTGGGACGATGACTGGATTGAAAGCTCGGAAATTGCTCATCAATTAGGTGAAGATAATCTGGTTAAGAATCGTTCATTAGCCAAGAAGATTAAGTATGTAATGGATAACCGGCATGATTGGAAGCCTGGATATAAGAAGATGAAAGGAATAGTACATCGCGGTTATCGGAGATTGGAAAGTTTACAGTAGTTGTCACTGGTTTACATTAAAAATTCGTTAGTGTAAACCTCCATGGTTATTGTTATATCAACATTTGCGAGAAGTAGGTTTACACTACTACACTATTTTAATAATAAAAATAAATATATATAAATACTATATATGCATTATAAAAAGTTGAAATATAGTGTAAACCTGTAAACCGAGGTCTAAGTCGTTGGTAGAGTAAGCATATCGTGATTTTTAGTAGTGACAACCTAGTGTAAACCTTAGGAGGGAAATATGCATACAAAAATATTTACAATTAATGGAAATTTCTATGAAGCTGAGGGCGGTATTGATGATATCCAAAAAAAGCTAAAAATAAATGGAACAATTGGATTCTATCTTAGCGGTAGGGCAATACGGAATTTACAAACAGTTCCTCATCGGTTCATTATTCCGCTTACTGCAGTCGAAAGTATTATGGAGTTTGAAGATGACGAGGATAAATAAAAATGACCTATACGATTAATGAATTGCGATCAATGAATGATGAAATGTTACGCGAAATTTCTTTGCAAAGGTATAAAAAATCTCGTCGTTCAACTGGTGATGCGTTAAGAGCGCAAAAGGTTTTATGGGAACGAGCCGGACAACCTTTTAGCAGTTCAGCAAATTATAAACGTAATCATACAGCGACTGGGGTTAAGTTCTAATGACGAGTGAACATAAAATTCAAAACGATATTCGGGTAGCCTTGTCAAAACACAAGTGTACAGTGTTCCGAGTAAATGTTGGTTCGGTTAAAACACCGGACGGAAGATTTTTCTCAGCTGGTGTACCAAGTGGTCATCCAGATTTATATGGATTTCGTTGGTCAGATCATCAAGTGTTTTACATTGAAGTGAAAAACGAAAAAGGTAAGCCTAGAGCGGATCAAATTAGATTTCATGAAATGTTAACTAAACGAGAAGTTATTCATGGAATTGCTAGGTCTGCTGGGGATGCAGTAAAGATTGTTGAGGAAAGATTGGTTGGTTATGGGTTTTAGTATTATCTCTAATGCTATCTTTTCTTTATTATGGCTGCGGCTAATTAGATATATCCAACGCGATTATCAGGAAACCCAAAGTCGAGGATTGCTAGTTGCAGAAATTATTGTGGTATTAATTTGCTTTATAATTAGTGTCTTGTGGATAAGAAGTGAGTTATGAGTTGGCAGGTGTTGTAAATGGTTAATTATAAGTGTTTAGGAAAAGTTGGACCTTGTTTGTTTACTGTTGAAAGCATAGGTAAAGATGGTGAAGCATATTATCTTAACGTCAATGTAAAGCGACGAGCTTACTCCAGAATCAAACGCACTCGTAAACGTCAAATAAAAAAAGCCAAGCACATGTTGGCTTGGCACGATCATACGAGTTATGAGTGGTCACAGTATTGGCATAAGAAAGCGAGAAAGCCGAAGAGGTGGAAGTGAATGAATAAAAAACTTATAGGCTGGTCGTGGTTCCTTGCTTTTGTTTTAATGCAATTTCATCCAGAATGGTTTGTCCACCAAACCACTAATTTTTGGCTATCGGCTATAGCTATGTTGATTGCGTTAGGCTACACAGCAGATTAGAGGAGGAAGAATAATGCTACACAAATACAGAAAGACAGTTCCAATTAAGGCTGAACAGTTCGATGGGTCAATTAAGCAGATAACTAGGTACAAGGTACATATTGTTGGACCAACATCATGGGGTGACGCTTCTTATTTCTTACTTCCAACAAAAGAAGGGAATATGAAGCTTAATGCTGGCGACTACATCGCTACTGGCGTTGATGGTGAACACTGGGCTATCGACCAAGATATTTTTGAACAGACTTATGAGAGGTGCGACTAATGCACATTTATGAAGTAATCGTTGTAGCTGTATTTGGCACAGATATTAGCCACTTTGTTGTTGCTAAGAATGCCGATAATGCTAAGAAAATTATTCTTGATTATTACAGCACTCGTGATGATGGTATCAGGCCAACTGTGACAATGTATGACCTAACAACAAAATTAATCAATCTTAATAACTACATTGATGAGGTGATGCTTGGATGAGATTAAGTGACAAAATTATTATGACTTCCTTTTTACTGTTATTAATTGTTTCAGTCGTCTTATCAATAGTTACGGGAAGTAAAGTCTGGATATGGATTTTTCTTTTTCTGATGACACTTGAGATGCTTTACAAAATTTGGCGTTAGGAGCGTGACTAATGAAAGTGACCTGGGGTGAATGGAGTGCAGATGCTTATCCGGTTGAGCCATTTGTTTATGAAGTGGTAGCCGATGGTAAAAAAGAATTTTATCAAGCGGCATGGGATGCTTTTAGATCTGATTTGCATATGAAAAATGCAACAGCAAAGATTATTAAAATACCGGTTACTCCAATGAGTGATTATGAGATTGAGACGGAGCAACTTTATTTTGAATTAGGAGAGAAGAGGGACTATCCAGATGTAAAAGAATTTAAGAACGATAAACCAAAAGTAACTAAGCCAAAGTTCAAAATTACATTTAGCAAAATAATGGATATCTTAACAATAGCTTGGGTAATTTGTATGGCTATATTATTAATTACATTATTTTTTAGTGGGAGGAATTAAGATGACATTTGAAGAAGCATTAAAACACGAAGAAAATAATGTGCCAGTAACTTATAACAATCAGAAATATTATGTTATTGGGCATAATGCATTAAATCAAACTTTAACGATTAGGAAATTGAGTGGTAATCCATTCTTTACTGTTCCCGTTGAAGCTAAACCGGAGGAACTATCATGAGTATTAAAATTAATGCCCAAACAGTAATTTTTAAGAATAGCCCTGTTGAAAGCGTTAGACAGGATAAATGTGAATATTGCCATGCACCATTTAAGACAATCATGGTGACTAAAACAATTAAAAACACAGGTGTTAAAAGTGAAATTCCTATTGAAGTTAGCGGGGAATACTTTAATTACTGTCCTAAATGTCGACGGAGGTTAAATTAATGTTATTTTTAATATTATTACTTGCTGTTTTCGTGTTTGGGTTCCTTCTTGGTAAGAAAAATCCATAATAAAAAGGACCCACCGTGCTTGATGTGTCCTTACTCAAAAATATTAACCTTAATTATTATAGCAGATAGCGGGGGTACATCATGCAAACTGATTTGAACTTAGATATAGATTGTTTGAAAACTGCACGGAAGGTTACTGAGTTTCTGGAAAAGAAGCTGGATCGCTATCTAGCTTTATCCGGGAAACAACGATTTGATTTAAAGTCACCTGGAATGGACGGAATGCCCAAAGTACCTAGTCATGGTAATGCAAGTGAGAGCCGAATGCTGAATATTTGGTTGGCAGAAGAAGTGGTTGATTGTGTGGGGTGTGCAATGCGTAACATGACAAAGGAATCGCAACGGATATTGTTAAGTCGTTACTCAGATCAGATGTTGACGTACAACATTGCTAGGGAATTAAGTATTAGTTCATCAACATACAGCCGAAAACAAGAGAAAGCATTGTGTGAATTTGCTGATCGTTTTGAATTCCAATTAGTTAAACATGGAATTCATACCGAAATAGATGACTTACATGTTTATCCAGATGAGGAATGATAAATTGATGGGCAATTGTTGAATGAGCAATCCTTGATAAAAATGTGATAATGGTATTGTCGAATGATTCGATGTTCATACAATAATTTCTACAGCTTATTTGTCCGAGATGACGTTAAACTAATTTAAATCACCCTCAGGAGTCTAGCTATAGTGGCTAGGCTTTTGTATTATGTTTAGTTGGGTGATTTAAATGAAAGAGTATATGAAAAATATTACTTTAGTTTGTATTGCAATATTATTAGGAGCAATTATTTTTGATGCTTTACCATATTCATCAGAAAAATATGGTACTTTGGCAGATTGGATGGGTGGGATCGGTACAGTAGCGGCAGTTGTAGTCGCTTTGTTCTTTAATTATTATGGAATCTTGAGACAAGATGCTGATAGCCTTCGTAAAGAACTTAAAGAATTTACTAATAAGCTCGATCAAGAGCAAGAGAAAAGAATGACTTTACTCGAAAATTTGGCAGAATGTCTAAAATTTATTAGCAATGATAAAAACGATTTGGTTTCTAAAAAAGAGTATTTAAAAGCAATAATTCCAACTCTTAAAGAAACTCGAAAAGATTTATTAAATGATCCGCTAACTCAATACAAGACTAATAAAATTATCGAAAAAATAAATAATAACAATCTTCTTGATGAAAAAACTATTTTAGACGCCGTTTGTAAAATTAAGTTAGAAAAATAGAAAAGCCATTTGTGGTAGACTTTTGAATACCCCTAAACAAAAGAAAGGAAACCACAAATGACTTACACCCATCTTACCACAAACGAGCTGACAATCATCGCCCATTCTTTCGTGCAAAAGCTTAAAGCGTACCGAGTGGCCCAAATGATCAACCGTAGCGCCGAAACCGTTTATCGCGTTTATCGTTACCTGGAAACCGGTGCCTCAATTGCTGATTATCAAGATCACTATATGCGCAATAAGCAACGTTGTGGCCGAAAACGTACTCAGTTGTCACTGGCTGAACTCACTTATATCAACGACAAAAT